GCTATAGGTAACGCTACAATTTTAAATTACAGACGAGGTAGCGGTTCAAGTACGCTAGTTCGTGTAGTATTAACCTAAGAGGGGTATAATAAAATGAGTAAATTTGGAGATGCGTTTAAAGCAGCGCGTAAGAAGTTTGAAGGTTCAGGCTCACCTAATGACTACGTATTTGAGTTTAATGGTAAAAAATACAGTATTCTTAAAAAGGGCGAAACTAAGTCAGGTGTAATGAAGAAGTTTAAAGGCGTATCAAGGTCTTTAACACCTAAGTTGCGTCCTACTACCCCTGAAAAGAAAGCTAAAATTCCTGAAGGTCGTGGAATTAACGCCACTGTACCACGTAAAGGTACAGCTAGACCGGGCGGTACTGCTGTGCCACCAAGTACAGGTGTAGGTGGAGGTATTTTTGCAGGTAAGGGTAAGGGTTCAGATAAACCTAAAGCTAAGACAGGTCCAAAGGTTGAACAAAAACGCAGAGCAGATAAAAAATCAAGTATGCCTGATGAGCTTTCAAATGCCCCAATGGATAGCAGTAAGGGTCGTACTATGTCTGACCTTAAGGGCGAGGCAAAATTACGTAATCAAAAGCCTAGAAATCCTAGAGACAATCAAGCTAAAACAGGTATGTCTTTTAGAGACGAGGCAATGCTTAGGCGTTTAGCGCGTAAGCTTGAAGCAGAAAAAGCTACAAAACGCCGTTTAAAAAGAGAAGATACTAAAAACGCTAATCGTATTCAAAGGGATAGTGAATCTCGTAGGCGTTCAGGTCAAACTAATATGCCAACACCTTCTAAGCCTCAAATTAGTGCTGCAGCTAGGCGTAAGATGGATAACGAGTATGAACGTCCTCAGAGGGTAGGAAAAGATGCTCCTAGAGGTAGAATGTTAGCAGATGATTACTATGATGCTTACAATCTCGGTGGTGACGTACCTGCAAAAAAACCTATGGTTATGAAGGGTGGCAAGAAAATCCCAGCATACGCTGCAGATGGTATTGGCAAAATGAACAAAGGTGGAATGACTAAGAAGTCAGGCTACATGGGCGGCGGTATGGCTAAGAAGAAGTCAGGTTACATGGGGGGCGGTATGACAAAGAAAAAAGGTGTCATGACTTACAACATGGGTGGCATGGTCAAATCCCAAGTTAATAATTTAAAAGGAAAGAAATAATGGCTATACCAGTTTTAATTATGCTTGGAGGTCAGCTACTACGTATTGCGGCCCCTAAAGTTGTAAAACAACTCGTAAAATTAGGTGGAAAACTTGTACAAAAAGCACCTAAAGGTAAGACTCCTGTAAATGTAAATGCAGGTAATATATCTACAGTTGTTAAAAGTGCTAGGGGTAAAAAAGTTGTACCTAACTCAGGCTCAAAAGGTACACAATTAACTAAACCTAAAAATACACAAGGCGTGACAGGTGGTAGGAATACACAAGTAGCTAAACCTAACAACACTTCTGTAGCTAAACCTAGAGCTAACTCAGGTTCAAAAGGTACACAAGTAGCTAAACCTAAAAACACTTCTGTAGCTAAACCTAGAGCTAACTCAGGTTCAAAAGGTGGTGATAGCAAGGTTGTAGGTATTAACCCTAAAGCATTTAGAGGTGCAGCTACTAAAGCACAGCTATTGGGTACTGTACTTGATAGCAAGAATGTTACTACAAAACCTGTGCCTGCTTCAAAGCCTTCTGGCCCTTCCAAACGTCCTAACAATAGGCCGTCTCCAAAGGTTGCACCTTCTGGCCCTTCTACACGGCCTAACAACAAGCCTACTTCAGGTGCAATGACGCTTAGGACTTACTTAAATAAAGCTATTGATAAACGAGGGTCTACTTTGTCAAAAGAAAAAGCTAAAGGTAAGAACTTTAAGAGTATTGCTGCAGCTAAAAAAGGCAAAAGTTTGTATTACATGAAAGGTGATACAATTATGGCGGCTGTGTATAAAGAAGACCTTAAAAAGTAATGCATAACGGGATTGCAAACTTGTATGTAGTCCTTTAAGTCAAAGCATGGTATAACTGTCTGTGGTAATACATAGAGGAGTTATACCATGTTTAAAACATTTATCAAAGCACTACAAGACAGTCAAATGCGTAGAGTACAATACTGGCAGTTAGTTAATATGTCAGATTCTGCGCTTAGAGACATTGGAGTCACACGTGGCGAGATCAAAAGCAAGTTCTACAATAAAGAAGACATCTAAAGTAAATGAGGCGGGTAATTATACTAAGCCTGCTTTGCGTAAGCGTCTTTTTGCAAGGATTAAAGCTGGAAGCAAAGGGGGTGCGGCAGGTCAATGGTCAGCCCGTAAAGCACAGATGCTTGCCAAAGCATATAAAGAAGCAGGAGGAGGATACAAGTCATGAAGGGTGTAAAACATTATAAGAAGGACGGTACTGAACATAAAGGTAATACTCACAAGATGCCTGACGGTTCTTTGCACACTGGTAAAGCACACAGTAAAACAAGTGTAAAACTTTTTCACTTTAAAGATTTAAGCAAGACCGTACAAGCTAAGTTAAAAAAAAAGTAGTTAAAATGAACGAGGGTGGTTTGGCTGCAAGTCAAAAAAGCCTTAACTCATGGACTAAGCAGGATTGGAGAACTAAGAGTGGTAAACCTTCTACGCAAGGTTCAAAAGCTACAGGAGAACGTTACCTTCCAGCTAATGCTATCAAGGCTATGGGTGCTGGGGCGTATGCAGCTTCTACAGCTAAAAAGAGAGCGGATACTGCAAAAGGTAAGCAAGTCTCTAAGCAACCTAAAAGGGCGGCTAAAGCTGCCAAGCCGTACAGGAAAGTAACATGAGTAGAGTACTAAACGAAAAGCAACAACTCTTTATGCAAGTCTTGTTTGATGAGGCACAAGGAGATGTTGTACAAGCTAAGAAGCTGGCAGGTTATGCAGATGGCTCTGCTACTAAGACTATTATAGAGGGCTTAAAAGATGAAATCTTTGAGGCTACAAAGTCTTACATGGCGCGTCTTGGACCTAAAGCTGCTGTAGCTTATGGTAGTGCTTTGGTTGATCCTACACAGTTAGGCATTAAAGAAAAAATGGTTGCAGCAGGACAGATACTTGACCGTGCTGGTGTAGTTAAGACTGAGAAGGTTGCAGTAGAAGCTAGTGGTGGTTTGTTTATCTTGCCGCCTAAAGAAAGTAATGATGATTAAGCACTTTGCGTTTAATGACTTAGGTTATTGGATGTTACCTAAGCCTAAGAAGCTACGACATTGGGAGAGAATACCAAGGCTAGTTAAGTTTATACCTTTTGGCTATGAGATAGACCCAAAAGATGATAGTTGGTTAAACCCTATTGAGAAAGAGTTAGAACTATTAGAGCTTGCAAAGAAACATTTAAAGCGGTACAGTTACAGAGAAGTTTCTGCATGGCTCACTACACAGTCAGGCAAAAGCATATCTCACATGGGCTTAAAAAAGAGGGTAGACCTTGAGCGAAAACGTAAAGCAACTGCTAGAATCAAACGCAAGCTTGCCAAAAGGCTCCAAGAAGCGATCACGCAGTACGAAACGCTTGAAAAAGAAAGGACAGGCTACTACACCTGTCCAGCCGAGTAAAAGTGTTTCACGTGAAACAGTTCCAGCTACGGTTATACCTGCGCCGTTTGATGTAGAAGAAGCACAAAACATTGTCTTTAAGCCTAACGCAGGGCCACAGACAGATTTTCTAGCATCAGGTGAGCGTGAGGTGTTGTACGGGGGTGCAGCAGGTGGCGGTAAGAGCTACGCTACACTAGCTGACCCCTTACGCAACCTAAACCATCACGCATTTAGCGGATTGCTTGTGCGTCACACTACAGAGGAACTTAGAGAGCTTATACAGAAAAGTCAAGAGTTGTACCCTAAAGCAATTCCCGGCATTAAGTGGTCAGAGCGTAAGTCTCAGTGGGTTACACCTAGAGGTGGTCGCATTTGGATGAGCTACCTAGATAAAGACCAAGACGTTATGCGCTATCAAGGACAGGCGTTTAACTATATAGCATTTGATGAGTTAACACAATGGAGTACGTCCTTTGCGTGGAATTATATGCGCTCAAGATTACGTAGTGCTTCTCCTGAGTTAGGCTTGTACATGAGGGCCACGACAAATCCGGGTTCTGTTGGTCATCAATGGGTTAAGAAGATGTTTATTGATCCTTCAGAGCCTAACAAGCCTTTTTGGGCTACAGATATTGAGACAGGTAAAACATTAGCTTACCCTAGAGGACACACTAAAGAAGGTCAACCTTTATTTAAACGTAGGTTTATACCTGCAAGTTTATTTGATAATCCATATTTAGCTGACAGCGGCGATTATGAGACTATGTTGTTGTCTATGCCAGAACATCAACGTAAGCAACTACTAGAAGGAAACTGGGATGTCAATGAGGGTGCAGCGTTCCCTGAGTTTAATAGACAAGTTCACGTTGTTGAGCCTTACGACATTCCTAATAGTTGGGCGAAGTTCAGAGCTTGCGATTACGGTTACGGCAGTTGGACAGGCGTTGTGTGGTTTGCTGTATCACCCTCTGAGCAACTTGTAATTTATAGAGAGATGTATGTCACTAAAGTTACTGCTACTGACTTAGCGGATTTAATATTAGAGGCAGAGTCAGATGATGGCACCATAAGATACGGCGTGTTGGACTCGTCCCTTTGGCATAAAAGAGGTGACACTGGTCCTAGTCTAGCAGAACAAATGATTATGAAGGGCTGTCGCTGGAGACCTTCTGATCGTTCTAAAGGGTCTAGGGTGTCAGGCAAAAATGAGATACACCGCCGTTTGCAGGTAGATGAGTTTACTGAGGAACCCCAACTCGTATTCTTCTCTACCTGCACCAACTGCATAGCACAGATACCTAGTATACCTCTTGATAAGCGTAACCCTGAAGATGTAGACACAAACGCAGAAGATCACTTGTACGATGCTTTGAGGTATGGTATCATGACAAGACCTAGAAGTTCCTTGTGGGATTTCAACCCTTCAACACAGAGAAGCGGTTTTCAAGCCGCTGATCCAGTATTCGGATATTAAATATGGACCCAGATGATTTCACAACAGACTTTGAGACTAACTTAGAGTCAGGGCAATCCTCACACATTGAAGACGTTACAACTGAGAGTATGAGTGATCCTAAGACGGGTCAAATTATTAACTTAGTTATGGAACGCTTTAAGAAAGCAGAGGACGCACGTTTTACTGATGAGCAACGTTGGATGGATGCTTACCGCAACTATCGTGGTCTGTACAACAATGAAGTACAATTCACAGAAACAGAAAAGTCCCGTGTATTTGTCAAGGTAACTAAAACTAAGACATTAGCTGCATATGGTCAGATTGTAGATGTACTCTTTGGTAGTCACAAGTTTCCATTAGCTATTGACCCTACTACGCTGCCAGAGGGCGTGGCTGAGTCCGTACACTTTGATGCTTCTCCTAAAGCAGAACAAGGTGTAGATCAATTAAAAGAGACCTTTACGCCACCTGTATTTGGCTCTGATGATGCACAGCTACAACCGGGCGAAACTATGGATAGCTTGCGTGAACGTCTAGGTGGTATGGCTAAGAAGCTAGAGCCTGTAGAAGATAAACTTATTGAAGGTCAAGGTACGTTACCTACAAGCATTACTTTTAATCCTGCACTTATTGCAGCTAAGAAGATGCAAAAGAAAGTACATGATCAGCTAGAAGAGTCGGGTGCTAACAAGCAACTGCGCCTAGCTGCTTTTGAGACTGCTTTGTTTGGCACAGGTATTATGAAGGGGCCATTTGCCGTAAATAAAGAGTACCCTAATTGGGATGACACTGGCGAATACAAGCCTACTATTAAAACTGTGCCATCTACTAGCCACGTTTCTATTTGGAACTTCTACCCTGACCCTGATGCAGCTAACATGGATGAGGCTGAGTATATCGTTGAGCGACACAAGATGTCACGCTCACAGGTTCGTGCATTAAAGGGTAGACCTTTCTTTCGTGATAACGCCATTGATAAGTCTCTTGCTATGGGTGAGTCCTACGAGAAGAAATGGTGGGAGCAAGCAATGGAGGATGACGCTCAAAGCGGTAAAGCAGAGCGTTATGAAGTACATGAGTTCTGGGGTTTTGTTGACAAGAGTGTTCTTAAAGACTACGGTGTAGAGGTTCCTAAAGAACTAAAAGATGTAGAACAGGTAAATGTAAACATTTGGGTATGTCACAACCAAGTTCTGCGTCTTGTAATGAATCCATTTAAACCTGCACTTATTCCTTACTACGCTGTACCTTATGAGCTTAATCCGTATAGCTTCTTTGGCGTAGGTATAGCTGAGAATATGGATGACACACAGACTCTTATGAATGGGTTCATGCGTATGGCTGTAGATAATGCAGCCTTAAGTGGTAATATGCTTATTGAAGTAGATGAAACCAACCTAGTTCCCGGCCAAGATTTAAGTGTGTACCCCGGAAAAGTCTTTAGACGTCAAGGGGGTGCGCCCGGACAAGCTATTTTTGGCACTAAGTTTCCTAACGTGTCAGGCGAGAACATGCAGATGTTTGACAAGGCACGTGTATTAGCAGACGAGAGTACAGGCTTTCCTAGTTTTGCTCATGGTCAGACAGGAGTTTCAGGTGTCGGACGTACAGCTTCTGGCATTAGTATGCTCATGTCTGCTGCTAATGGTTCTATACGGAATGTAATTAAGAACGTAGATGATTATATGCTTAAGCCTTTAGGTAAAGCGTTCTTTAACTTCAACATGCAGTTTGACTTTGATCCTGAGATTAAGGGTGACTTAGAGGTACGCGCACAAGGTACTGAGAGCTTGATGGCTAACGAAGTGCGTAGCCAACGTTTGATGCAGTTCTTGCAAGTAGCACAAAATCCTGTACTGGCACCGTTTGCTAAGATGGATTACCTTATTCGTGAGATTGCAGTTAGCATGGATTTAGACCCTGAGAAGCTTACAAACAGTTTGCAAGACGCCGCTATCCAAGCGGAGATACTCAAGCAGTTCCAGCAGCCTCTACCACAACCACCAGAGGGTGGAGTTCCCCAGTCAGGTACTACCCCACCCCAAGGCGCAGCACCCACAGGACAGGCTCCTACGGGGCCACAGGACGCATCAGGTGGGGGTGGCGGTAACATTGGTGTAGGCTCTGCACCTGCGCCGGGAGAACAAGGATTTACTGGAAGGCCACAATAATGAGTTTTGCAAGTATGGTAGGCAAAAGCCTTTCAAAGTCTATTAAGGGTACAGACGATGAAACTGTTGGTGCTTTTATAGAAGTAGCAACTCCTGTTAAGAGTGTAGGTCGTAAGGGCAATAAAAGTATTGTAAGGGATACTGTTGCTAGTGGTAAATATAAGGGTACTGATAAGCCTGTAATTGTTAAGCCTACAGAAGCTTCGACAGAGGGTCTTATGCCTAGACAACAGAGGGCTACAAAGTCAGAAACTTCTGTTAGTGTTATGCCAGCACCGGGAAAGTTTTTTGACCCTTCAAAACCTGCCTATAAAGGGGATGGTATGACAGGGATGTTAAAGGGGGCTGACATTGATTTAGACTTAGACTTTGGTAACTATATAGTTATGGGTAAAAAACCTCAAGACGTTAGTAATAAAACTTTTCAAAACTTATTTATTACACCTCGTATTTCTAATAAAGAGTTGTCTACACTAGCATCTAAAACCACACGAAGTAAAGTTAAAGTAGATAATAAAGCTATTGCTAGAGCAAATCAATATGATGGCCCTGATTTATCATTAGAAGATATGCAAGATAACTACAAATTAAACACAGGTAAAGAAGGGAGCGTGTACAGGACTAATTTAGTGCAGCCTAGTCTGTTTAAAGTAGACGGAAATAAAAGAATTAATCATCCTATTGTTGCAGTTCAAGCAATGTCAGGCCCAGAAGCATCAAAGGCTTTTGCGGGTAAGGCAACTAAACATTATTATGCTTTAGATATGCAAATGGTTGGGCCTGTTAAGATGGATAGAATTACAAGTCGTAATAAAGATGGTACGGTTCCTCAACCTAATCTAAGACCTGCTACTGTGGGAAATGTTAATTTAGGTAATAAAATTGGTGAGATAAAACTAGGTGAAAATTCTCACGATTTATATGACTATATAGAAGTAGATGGTTCTATGTCTATGGCTGATGAAATTAGAAAAGTGGCAAAGTATAAACTAGGTGGATTAGTGCAAAGGCCAACCAAATGAGCCAACTAAAGAAACTCGTAAACGATAAACCCTTATGGGATGCTTTTGAGGCTGAACTAGAGGAGCGCATTCAAGGTAGTTACAAGGCGTTTTCACAAACAGATGACCCTATAGTTATGAATAGAATGCAGGGTGCAGTACACACTTTAACTGCGCTTAAACAATTAAGATTAAAGGTAAACGCTAATGGATGAACAGATGGAAATGGCTTTAGGCCAAGCTGAGACAGTAGACCCTGTATCAGGCAATGATGTACCTCCGGGATCGTTACCAGAGGAAGTAAGGGATGACATTGATGCCAAGCTATCTGAGGGGGAGTACGTTGTTCCTGCTGATGTTGTTCGTTTCTTTGGGGTAAAATTCTTTGAAGATTTACGTATGGAAGCAAAAATGGGCTTGCAACAGATGGATGCAGATGGTAGAATAGGCGGTGAACCAGTACCAGCAGAAGCACCTCAAGTAGAGGACAGTGAAGACTTGGCTAAACTAAAAGCTGCACTTTCTGAGTCAGGCATGTATGCTGGTGGTTTAACTGATGGGGGAACTCTTGATAACTTTATTGATGACGCTTCTCGTAGTCCTATGGTTAATGGAAGAATGAGAGCAAGTGGGGCTACAGTTAATATGGCTGTTGGCGGTTTAATTCCTACAGGCACCTATGGGGATGCTACTAAAGTAGACGGTATTATTAAACAGCTTATGACTGCAGCTAACAAAGACCCTGCGTTAATGGAAAAGCTTGCCAGTAAAGGTATTATGGTTAACAAGACAGGTGCAGATAAAAAGTCTGCTGAAATGCAACAAGCTAATAAACCCCAAGAGCCTATTGAGGCTAGAGAGGGTACTCTTGTATCTCCTAAAGATCAAACTTTACCACAGTTTCCTAGAAATCAGGCTGGTAAGGTAGTATTAACAAATCAAACTATACCAAAGTTTCCTATAGGTAGTTTTGGACAAACAGTTTTACCATCACAAACTGACCCATTTGATTCGTTTAGAAACTTTGGAACTTTAGGTGGTAGTAGTTTTAGTTTTGGAGCCGCCTCAGAGGAGGAAGAAGATTTCATTAAAAAGTATCTTAATCCAAAAGGTATTCCAAGAGTAGTAATACTTATTGACCCAGACGGTAACGAAATTCCTGTGGCGTGGAATACAAAGATGAAGATACCAGAAGGATTTACTTTAAAAGATGATTTATCTTATGAGTCTTATTTAGCTGGTACTTCAAAGACAGAGGCTTCGGGATTGACTTCAGTACCTTACTCAATGGGTACTGAGGATGAGGATCGTAAGACAGGTGATGATTCTGATTCAGGTCCGTATGGTCAAGTAACTTCTGCAAATACTCGCAAAGATGGTAGCATTAGTAGTGCTGACAAGGATGGAATAGGTTTTTTATCAGTAGGTGATTTATCAGAAAAGACTACAAAAG